TAGATGGTCTTCACAGTCTTTAGAGGAATCTTAGTAGCCTTAGCAATTTCAGGGAGGGATTTAGCTCCCGGATACATTTTCCTAAATTTCTGGGTGTAGGAGGAAGTCTTTGTCTTCTGTCCTTTGTCTGTCTTGAATCCCTTGTAGTCTTTCTTGAGCATCTTTTTATAACGTGTCTCAACCCCTGTGAGAGTTGTAAGCCCCCTGAAATATTTGAGGGGTGCATAGATTTTACCCTCAGATTTACGCAACTCTCCAACTTTCTTGGTAATTCCTGCATCACTGAGAGGCATCTTACTTATCACTGAGAATTCTTTTCACATGTTCGATCAAATTTTCATCTTTATCTTTGTGATATTCTGGTATAGTTTTGAAATATATCTCGTTTACAGATGTACCCTTTACTTTAATGGCGATCGAATAAATCAACATAATCAGTAGAGTGAAACGAAAATCATCCGTATTAAATAGGTCTCTACTTGGGTTTTTGATATAGGCAAGGTATCCAAAGAATAATTCGAAGCTTATCACACAAATTTTTTTACTCCAATGGAATTTGTTATAGAAATGACTTAAATATGTAATACAAAATACTATAGCGAATATCATTGGTAGTAGGGGTGAATAAGGATTTACACCGAAATAGTATAATAATGATAATATCCATAACCACCTACTATAAATTAGTTCTTCGTGTTTCATCTACTTATCACTGAGATATTTTACTGCCACCGCGATACTTGAATATATACATCTACCAAACTTAACCCTACCAGTATTGGGATTGTAATAACCCACATGTCCATTCAAAACTGCTCTGTGTATATCACCCATATAAAAAATGCAATATTATAATAATAAGGTGAGATGGGACTTTCAATTATTATGGGAAATATGTTTTCTGGTAAAACATCTGAACTTATTCGACGACTTAAGCGCTTGAAAGTTATAGGAAAAGATGTGATGATTATAAATTCTGCAAAAGATACCAGGTCCCATGAGGAAATTCTCAAAACACATGACAATGTAAAGTTTGATTGTCATAAAGTGTTTGATGTTTTTGAAATTATTAATACAGATGAATTTGACAAGGCTGATATAATTGCTATTGATGAAGGACAATTCTTCCCTAGACTCAAGAAGTTTGTGGAGTGTTGTCTACAGGTAAACAAGTCTGTGATAGTAGCTGGTCTCGATGCCGATTCTTTTCAGGAAAAGTTTGGTGAACTTATTGATTGTATCCCACTCGCATGTGATGTGACCAAACTTTCGGCACTGTGTATGCACTGCAATGATGGAACTCTAGGTCCTTTCACTAAGCGAATCGTAGACGACAAAACCCTAGAACTCATAGGTGGAAGTGATATGTATATCGCAACGTGTCGGAGACATTTATAGTTTAAATAACTTGTCAGAAATATTACGAGCTATTCTACGATACCAACCTACCACCGTAACAGAATCGTCCTCATATAAGGGGATTATTAAGGATATACGACTACATCCATTGGACTGTTTTGAAACCGAGTGTTTGACTTCACTTCCATTATACACGACACCTTTACCCGACCGACTCTCATCAATCTTTACTTTATCATTCTTATCTTTTGTCATCAGATGTGAAGTATTACATTCACTCGCGTAAACATTACAGACGTAGGTCTTCCTCTTACCATTCGTAAAATTGTTGTCAAAATGCCAATCAATATAGTGTCCACTCTGATTGTATAATCTCAGAAACCAACAATATTGTTCTTTTTCACAATCAGCCGGTTTGGTCTTACGACTTCTAACACCCGAAACGTATTTTTCTACAATCTCAAATACTTGTGGTAATTTATCCCTAACCATAGATCGTGTAATCTTATATCCTTCAACTGCGCTCGAATCGGACTTTTTACCATGGTGTTCCGCGAGATATACTATGTCATTGACATACGGATTTAAACTATTAGATACCCGAGAACAATCTAACTGTTTAAATTTTCCACTCTGAGCTGGTTTGATATACCCGTTCCATAGATTCAGAATGAATGGTATCAACAGGATTATAATAATTGTAATCACTAATCTCATATAATATACAACTAAAATCTTTTGACGTCAAGTATAAGTACAACTCGTTTACCATACCCCGTCTTCTTGACTTCATGATATCTTGCATGATCAAATAGGAAATAGTCACCTTCACTGTGAACGTGTGGACCCGACTCCGTATACAAGGTGCAGTCACCGTCACCTATTATTGTGATATGGTATCGCAGTAAATGATTGGTTTCAGCCCGATGTGGTGATATATTCATTGGACCTTCCATAACAGCGAACGAAGCCGTTTCTTCATCAATACTTGGGATTTGTCGAACAATACTTTTTAGTTTAGGGAAATTATCAAACTTATAACGGTAATAGTTATCATTCTTTTCGAACCACGGATCTATATCATGATACATTGTTTTCTTGAGAGTTTTAGAAACTTCTTCGAATTCTTTACGTATCTGTGAATAATGCATTTTAATCAAATGAAGTCCTTTAAAGTTCCAGGTGGAATATCGTGGTGAATACAACAATAAGTCTATAATAGTGTTTTTCATTCCAATAAATGGACGTTTCCAATTATTGAAATACAACTTATCTATCGGTAATTTCATAAAATCGTGGCAAACCAACCAAAATGGAATTACAGACATGTACCACATTATTTTCTCAATAGATAATAAATGCCAGGTTATACCCCAAAAACTTCAACTTACGCACCCGCCCCCACTACCGAGACTAAGGAAATGAAGGATCGTTTCTCTATGCCCGCTGTACCCCAGCTCACCGTCGTTCAGATGATCCTCGCTGCGGTTATCATCGCGTATGCGTACACTGCCCGCAAGGTTAATGGTGTCATTGTCGCGACTCTCGCCCTCACCATCGGTCTGCTCCACATGTACGACCACCTCTACCGAGTTCAGCGTGGCCCCGAAAATCTGTTCTTCCTCCCCAGTGAAGGTAAGACCGAGCACTACTGTGCGACCGGTGCCTGTGGGTGCGGTAAGTAAATATATTGGTAGATAATAAGTATGCGCGTCAGAGTTGTTCGTAGCCCTAACCCTAAAAAGAAGTTCAGGGCGATACTAGAAAGTGGGGTGACAGTTGATTTTGGTGCAAGAGGATATTCTGACTACACCAAACACAAAACACCTTCACGTATGCGGTCTTATGTAATACGCCATGGGGGTCACGTACTTCGACAGACTAGAGAAGAGAAGGATCCAAAAAAAATCCATAATATGATGTTAAATGTCGATCGGAGTGATAAAGAGGATTGGAAAATAAGCGGTATCAACGGGGCCGGTTTCTGGTCACGTTGGTATCTCTGGAGTTTTCCTACTGTAAAAGATGTTAAATCATTTATGAAGAAACGGTTCAAGATAAATCTCGTTTGAGAGAATCCAATTTTTTAAAAAATATAATCATCGTCTCAAGGCGTTCGTAAAGTTCTTTACCTAGATATTGCTCTACGAATTCTTCTGTCATTTCATTGTCATTTCTTCGCATACTGATTGCATACTTTGATATAACCTCATATGCGTCATCCATGTTAGTTCCGTCCCATCCCTCTAAAACTCTCTTGACGTCATTTAATCGCATTATTTAATAACAACCAATTTTTTTAAGCGTTGTTAGGCATTTGCTCGCGAGCCTTGTTAATCGCATTGGTCGCCAACTTAAGGGCGAGCTCACGAAGCTTCTTGGCACCATTGTTCAAGTTGTTCGCGGGCTTGTTGTTACCGTTGTTGTTGGCAGGCTTCGCGTTGTTGCCGTTGTTGTTGGGCTTCTTGTTACCGTTGTTGTTCGCGGGCTTGTTGTTACCGTTGTTGTTCGCGGGCTTGTTGTTACCGTTGTTGGCAGGCTTGTTGTTACCGTTGTTGTTCGCGGGCTTGTTGTTACCGTTGTTGGCAGGCTTGTTGTTACCGTTGTTGGGCTTCGCGTTGTTACCGTTGTTGGCAGGCTTGTTGTTGCCGTTGTTGTTGGCGGGCTTCGCGTTGTTACCGTTGTTGTTGGCAGGCTTCGCGTTGTTACCGTTGTTGGGCTTCGCGTTGTTACCATTGTTGGGCTTCGCGTTGTTACCGTTGTTGGGCTTCGCGTTGTTACCGTTGTTGGGCTTCGCGTTGTTGTTGGGCTTCGCGTTGTTGTTGGGCTTCGCGTTGTTGTTGGGCTTCGCATTGTTGTTGGGCTTCGCGTTGTTATTGGGCTTCGCGTTGTTATTCTTGGACTGGGAATTATCCATGATCGTATTATACTAATTAGTAATATTATTTTTTTAATGCCCTCTTTTTCAGGGTATTTTTCAATTCGGCCATAAGTTTAGCGCGATTAGAATTTACGACCGGGTTCCTGGGGGCAGCTCTAGGTGGAGGTGGAGGTGGGGGTGGAGGAATCCTGGGTGTTCCCTGATTACCGGGAACAATTATAGTTTTACACACCCGAATAATCTGCTGAGCGTTCTTAACACTGTTTTCGAAATTTAATCTAACTCTCGCACGAAGTTCCTTGGATGTAAGCCTTACACGTTTACCGCGAACATCTTTAGTAACGCGCATTCCCAAATTCTTAGCCTTTTCTTTTAGGTCTTTATATTGCATATACTATAGATCATCATTTTTTAAAAAAAATAAAATACTCTTCACTCCCTTGATCGTGTAGATTCGTAATACCATTTGAGGGATTGATGTCCGCTCTGATAAACCCGGCCTGTTTTCCGTGGTGAACCATCTGTGAAGGTGTGAGTAGGAACAATCTATGACCGTTAGTCATAAGACCCGGTGTTTTCCTATCTACTTTCATTCCGATCGGTACATTATCCCCAACCTTTTTACTGACATCCCAGTCTCTTGGCCATCCATTTCCTTCCGTTTTATAAAACGTTTCGTTGTATCGCACCCAATTAGAAAACATGGATTTAGACCACCATGAACTGTATACAAGTCCTGGATAAAGAACGTTACAATGTCCTTTACGATCCGGTTTCACGGGTAAGGAATTGGTAGATGCCGTTTCATCACACCCATCTTCAAGTCTGCGTGGATCTATACCATGAAACACATAAACTCCACCCGGTTTGAGCCATTTGTATATATTCTTAAAAACAGTATCTACGTCATCTGTATACTGAGACGCATCATACATGCATGATATCAAGTCAAAACTATTTTTCTCCCATATATTACTATTTAGATAACTCCCGTGAGTGATTTCAACGTCGGGATGTTTTTCCCGAGCTTTAGAAATTTGATACAATGACAAATCCATTCCTTTTACATTGGATGAAGGCCATTTATCTTTCCATAATTTAAGATGGTTCCCCGTGCCACACCCAAGGTCTAATACATGAGTAGGAGTATGAATACCAATATTTTTAGAAATATATCGAACTTCATTTTTATATCTCGCCCTGTCATACCAAACAGTATCATACAATTTAGAATATTCTTCGTTATATGTATTTATAACACTTCGCCGGCGACAAGATTTACAATTTCTATGGGATCTTATAAAAACGATATAAAACCCTAAAAGTAAAACTATACATAATGTTATATTCATATATGGATTCTGATATAAATCAATAAATTATAAAATTATAAATAACCCGTATATAAAGATAGTAAACGCATTTTAGTTATGACGAATGATGTTACTGAACTGAAAATTATGATCAGTAAAGTGTTGCTTCCTAGGATACGTCAACTTGAAAAAGAGGTTGCTTCTCTCAGGAAACATACATGGCCTTGTGTACAAGCTCGTAAGGAACATCACGAACTTGATGATATGGAGACTAAGATTGATTTTTGTAAAAATCTGGATGATAACACGATCAGAGAGCTTTTACAAATCAAATCTAAACTGCGCTTAGGTTCAAATCTTCAGCATAGAGAATATGATATGATTAGGTCTCACAATTTGAATAATAATTTCTTATAATACATTAAATGGGACGAGCTCGCCGAGGCCGAACCAAATCGACTAAAATGGGGTCATTGACCGCGGCTGCATCGACTTCCCCAAGTTCTCTATGTAACATTGCGATTATCCTAATGTTAATGAACATGGGTCAACCTGGTGTACCTATGAGTATGATGATGAAAATGCTGGTCGCATGCTGTATATGTTCTTCGTGTTCGGGTCTATTCCGTTTTGTCCAATTACTTCTTCATGGAATACTCGGTATCAAAACATTTTAAAATCTCAGAGTATATTAATACACTCCAAAATGGGTGCCGCTATGTCGTCAGCGTGGTTTTTTATAAGCCCAATTCCAGATATATCTAACAAAGGTAAACCTAAACAGGTGTCATCATTTATCATGTTAGTCAGTTTCTTGTGTTCTCTCATGATGCTTCGTGCGGGGTACTTGTTTTATTCAATGCACCCTGGATTCCCGGTTCCATTCCCTCCGTCATTCTTTCCAGGTATGTTGCTACTATGTTGTTCTTCCTGTTGCTCGTCTCTTAAGCTTACAGGTCAGGCTAGGAAGGCTGTGTCACAAAAATAAGTCTTAAAAGAAATTATCAGTGCGATACATTTTTACCGCGAATGAACCAGTCTTACCTGTTACTGAGACTGTTTCATTTCCATATAATTCCTGACACCCTATATCTTCCATACAATCGCGTGCGTTGTGGCTTAATGGTATAGGGTATATTTGTTGCCCGGGTGTAGTTGTGTAATAATGGTATCTGTCCCGTCGTCCACGAACCTCTTTCCCATATAATGGCATGGTAACATCTCCAGCACCTGTGATGATACCCATTTGTTGCATCTGCCCGGGTTTGTATTTTTTTATTGGTGGTCCCCTGAATTCTGGTTCACGACGTACACTGACTGGACGAGGTGTAACCGGGAGTTGGGACGTTGTTGAAACTTTCACAACTTTAGGGTTACGCCACATGTAAATAACTGCAACCACAAGAACAATCAATATCGCGGATAGCATTTGTGTTTTTGTTTTGCTCTTCATTTACTATAGTGAAGGAAAATCTTTTACATTACGTGCTAAAAGATAAGGTTATAATGATTTCTCCCGTTCCTTGAGTTGATTATTCAATAGTATGAGGGAATTCTTTACTGCATCAATTGCTAGAAACACTTCATTTGTATTTCCCCTGTCTACGAATCCTTGAATATTGTTGATGTTATGTTCGACAGATTCCTTTTCTAAACGAGAATCTTCTATGAGTTTATTCCTAGAGTCTTCAAGTCTATCAATTTTTGTTTCAATCGAACTTTTATTTTCAAGGAATGACTTGGTTAATTTTTTAATAACACCTCGGTAAGTATCTTGTTGTTTAATGAGTTCAATACGAGGAATTTTAGATAGTCCTTCGTTAATATCTGTCTGAACGTTATGAATTTCCGTATCTACTCCAGTCCTTTCCGCTAGAAACTCTTCGTGCTTCATATTAAGATGCTCTTCAAGTTTGATTATTTCCTCTTCTAGTACAGACTCCATTATATCATATGAATACATTATTAAAAAATAATATATGCGCACAATAAATGCCAAGTGCTAAGCAAATTCAGGAAGCGCGTAAAAAGTTAAAGGTCACTCCCAGACCTAAAGGCAATGCTCCTAAAATACCTTCTGCAGCTCTTCTTCGTATTATCAACGCTGATCCCAAGATTAAACGTAATAGGGAATTTGTGAAACGTGTCAATGAACTAATTAAAAATAGTAAAAAATAATTACTTTATAAATTTACCATCCACCATTTTAAAAGTATCCTTGATGATATTATTGAAATGCCCGAGTCGGTATTGAACTATACCCCAAAGAACAAAAAATACAGTTTTTGTAAGATGATTGATATCATTCTCTTCCATCTTATAGATTGGTCCCACAACCCTACCCATGAAGGTCTTTTCCTTTTCCTGCCCGGTAAGCATCATCTCTGCCTGTGTTAAAGCACAAGTATCATCATTCACAGACCAGTGATAAAAAATGAATGGAATAAGAATTGAATAAAATTCTAAATTTCTACGATCATTTGTAAATGGAACCACTAACATTCCGATTAAAAAGATAACGTGGATCACGAAAATTATATTCATATCTATTATAACATGAGTGAAGAAATTAATATGGAAGTAATGTGGAACGAATATCACGAAAATGTTTTACGCCAGTGGGGTGAATCATCCGCGTGTTACAGGTTCATGCATCATAAAGCTTATTTAATGTTTAAACGTATGAGTTTGCGTTTTAATTTACCAGTTATTGTACTATCGACTATAACTGGAACTGCAAACTTCGCTCAGAGTACACTCCCAGAAAGTATAAGGGGTGGGGCACCAGCTGTTATAGGTGGTATGAACTTAATTGCAGGTTTAATTGCAACGATTATGCAATTCTTAAAAATAAATGAACTGATGGAAAATCATAGAACGGCTGCATTAGGGCACGGGATGCTTTCCCGTAATATTCGGTTACAATTAGCTCTTCCAAGTGGTGAGCGTAGTAAGGAGGGTCTGAAATTTGTAGAAGAATGTAAAAGTGTTTACGAGAGTCTTTTAGAACAATCGCCAGCAATCCCAAAACATATATTGATGGATTTCGAACAACAGTATCCCATCGAAGGTGCGTTTACAAAACCAGAAATTCTAAACGTGCGACCAATCCCGCCACTAAAACCTCCAAAAACGATTGAACCTATACGAGCTATCACACAAAATACACCGTTTGAGAAAATTGGTAAGTACATTTCCCCTACTACTGAGGAAGAGGAAGAAGAGGAAGTTGTGTATGAAGAGGAAGAAGAGATAGACGCCGAGCAAGGTACACTAAAATAATAAACATTACAATATTGGTAAGGATTGTGGATATAACATATGGTAAAATTTTCCTTCTTAAAGGTTCTACGATACGTTTATGTAGTGCGTCATTCTTGAGCACCAAATCTATCGCCTGATTAGTAAGATCATCAATGGACTCTTTCATTAAAGTACTCGACCAAAAAAAATATCCAGTTGTTGCGACAATACACACAAAAGAGATTGATCTAATTCGTAGATATATAAAACAAGGTAAGAATGTTTTCATATGTGGTCCTATTGGAGTAGGAAAAACATTCATTCTTGAGAAAGTTTTAGAAGGTGTAAACAATATAGAATTATTACCTCATCACTTAAAACGTGATTCCTTTTTTTTACCATTTATTAAACCATCGAGTAAATATGTGTTTATAGAGGATTATGATAGTGTCTTCAAACCTATAATAGAACAGGTGTCAGATGGAGTAAAGCTCACTCGTGCATCCCTTTTAGTCACGACAACGAATATGTGTATGTTTCCCAACTTTGAAACTGTATTTATCCCGAAACATAAACCCGAAGTCCTGATGACTTTAGTTGAAAAGGATGGGAATGATGTGTATGATGCAGCTGTGAGATCCCTTGGAAATATTCGTAATTTTTTCACGTATATGGAAGGATATGATGAAATAGACGATTTCAAAACACCTAAAGAGTTTATATCCGAATTTTTATCGGGTGAAGGACCAATCGAAATACTTGACAGTGTTGCTGAACACGGACATATGTGGGATATTTTTCAGGAAAATTACATAGACTCAAAGGGTGCAGATTTGGTCGGAGCATCAGAATCTTTCAGTGCCGCAGATTCCTATGACAATCATATTTATCAAAGTGGAAATTGGAATCTCATGCCCTATTTTGTTCTTCACGCTTTAACAATACCTAAGGCATGTCTCGGTGAACCACTCGATAAGGATAAGATAAGACCGGGCAGTTGTTGGACTAAATTAGGAAATTATAAAATGAGAAAACAGAAGTTCTATGAAATTCGTAGAAAATCTAGAATGGGGTTGGGTGTAGAAGAATTGTGCCTATTAAAGAAATATGCAGAAAAAGGAGACTTAGAACCACTACTAGACTATAAAATCACCCCACAAGATTTCGATGTTATCAATCATCTTGCTGTTGGAAATGGCTTAAAATCAAAGGACGTAACAAGAGTAAAGAAAGCATTGAAGAATGCCTACGACAGATGAAGATCTCGCTACGAAAGAAGAAGAACATGAATGCGTAAAAATCATCGGGAACGAGATTCTCTACTATGGTGATATCGACCGCGAAAACGCTCTTGTATTCGTCGAGAAGTTTAAGAAGCTCGAGATTGAAATGCTAAAGAAAAAGGCTGAACTCGTTGGGTATGAACCACAAATCCGGGTTCACGTGATGAGTGATGGTGGTGACGTCTTCTCGGGCCTGAATATGATGAATATTCTAGAGCGTTCGAGGGTAAAGGTCATCACAATCGCTCAGGGAGCTTGTTGTAGTGCTGCAACATTCGTGGTACTTGGTGGTTCAGAGCGTCGCATGGGTAAGAATGCATACTTTCTGATTCACCAGATGTCGACAGAGTTTTGGGGTAATTATCAAGAACTCAAAACTGAAATGAAGTCAACCGAAAAATTCATGAAAATGTTGAAAAAAATGTATATGTCTAAAACGTCTATCCCAGAAAAGAAGTTTAAGCGTCTGATGAAGAAGGACATTTA